GTAAAGTAACATCATTTACTGATGTACCCATGCTTCGCATTAGGTCATCTTCTACAATTTCACAGTTAAACGAGCTGTTGCTAGATAAATATATACCGTTACCGATAATAGTACCACTAATACCAGTAGGTAATTCTGATATAATACCACCTAATACTTGGTCAGCACTTACTGCTGTATCAGAATCAAACGGTGTAGGCTCTGGTCTTACTAGACCTAAGTTAGCTTTTACTGTAACTGTTTCATGCTCTAATACTTCTATAGTATATGTAGCAGATGATTCTCCTTTACCAGAGTTACCACTTGTACCACTACTAGATGTACCGGTTACTGTTCTGCCTTTAGCTTGATCTAATGTTACAGTAGTAGTGTCACCTGTAGTCCAGCCTTCACCACCATGTAATAGTATTATACTTCTATTATATGCACACGCAAAGTCGTCTGGATCATTACCTTCTCCACCGATGTTACCTTGCTGTCCACGTATATCAAGTTTAAATATTAAGTTTTTCTTTGATCCACTATCTACACTAAATGTTTGTATACCAATACCTCTACACTGTCCTGTACCACCTGACTCATCAAGTGTATCAGACTGTATTTTTAAACGTGTAGCTCTGGTAAAACTGGTTGTAGCATTAGTGCTGTATAGGTTAAGTCCATACTGCCTACCATTTTCGGTACGTGTAACTTCGATAAATGCGAAGTGTGTATTAGGATTAGCAGTAGTTGTACCTGTGCTACCTACCAGCGTATTAGCGTTAGTAGAATCACGACTACTAACAAAGGTAGTGTCGTTGATAGTAAGGAATTGTATGTTTTCCGCATTGCTTGTTGCTAAATAGTTTTGTATAGCTGTTTGCCCACCAGTACCGTATACTATAGTCTGTGCTGCACCAGCATTGTCACCGCTAGCTTTCCACATTCTAAGTTGTCCATCTGCGGCAACTTGTCCTATGTAAGATCCTTCTTCCTCGTCTCGATGGTAGTGAAACCACGAACCACCTGATTGTACGTTGGCTAAAGGAGTTGTCCCTACTCGTTTTGCTCCCGGTCTTTTGTACAAGCCACGTGTAATGTCAGGTATTGCATTTGTGACATCTTTGACTTGTCCCGGAAATTTTAGTTGATCGGGCTGTTCCGATATACCCCCAGTAAAACTAGGAATGGTTTGTGTTACGCTTGCCATTATCGTCTAAGGTTTCTCCAAGGTTGATATGTTTGATGTATTGTATTCTCTGGGAATCCAAACATACTATGATTACCCTGATTACACTCGTACTCCATAAGAGCAGCACGTGCTAAAGCTTCTTGTCCTTGTAATAGTTTGACAAGATTAGGGTTTGCAACCAACTGTGTAGCTGCTTTTGTTGACGCTCTATATGTGATATAACGTCTAAATGGTATAGGTAGGTTTTCAAATGTGTAAAGTTTTACGACATCTAAGTCGATAGTGGTGATAGATGAGAAGTCATCTGTGTGATCTATCTTATCATACAAGTGACCATCACGTCTGATAACGTCATATATTCTATGAGTCCAACCTTCTGATACATCAAGCTGTAGCACGTCATTGGCTATAGCTATTTTACCTGTAACTGAATCGGGAGCATAGGCTACATGTTTCTCTGTGTTAAAATGCCACCCCTCTGCTTGCGTGTCTACGTTAGCATCACGGAGTAGATTATATATAAATGCGATCTCTGGGTTATCATATACTAATGATGTAACTGGTGCTTGACCTATAGCTCCCAGTATAGAGTTCACTGCGGATAGTTCGGTATCGAGGTCAATAGTTGTGGAAGCCATAAAAAAAGGGGGACACGAAGTCCCCGTATAAAAAATAAAATTAAGCGTTTTCTGGGTATGTTGCACCAAATGCGGCGTTACCTGTAGAACCTACAGCAGCACCAGCAACAAGCTCAACACAAGCAGCAGGGTTTAAGAAATCTGCTCCCATTGCTAGACGTCCGAGTATAACATCACCTTGGTATACCACTGACACGTCTCCAGAAGTTACCTGAACCTGTGGTCCGATAGCTTCTACAACTCCAGCACCTTCCTTTTGGAAGATTAAGCCACAGCTGTTAGCAAAGTCAGATGTATTACCATAGTTATTGTTAATACCTGTTACAGAAGCTCTACCGTCTTCTGCTCCTTCACCTACAAATGAACCAACGTTGCCGGGACTTGTGATACCGGGGTTAGTTGCAGATGCAGAACCGTACTTAGTACCGTAGTTTCCGAAGAATGGAATGTTCATTGACTTGAAGATCTTGATGCCTGCAATTTCAATGATGCCGTTTCCAGACTGTAGTGTATCACCTTGCTCGTCTCTGTTGATAAGACCGTTAGAACCAACGTTTTGTATTAGTTCGTAGTACTGTCTTGGGTTCAACACAGCTACTCTACCTTCAGTAGAAACTCCTTTCTCATCTAGTGCAGCGGCTGCATCGTAGAAAGCATTTATTAGGGAAGCTGGTACGTAAGCATCAGACGCCTGAGCGTTTGTACCTACTCTGATCTGTGTTCCACCGGGCTCAACGAAGCCTGACTTAGTGATTGGAGAAGCAACTCTAGCTCCCTTCGCAATTTGACGGAAGATAAGTCTGTCGTACTTCTCAGCTAGAGCGTATCCGATCTTCTTAGAGATTTCTCCACGTAGATCGTAGTGAGATAATGTCTCATCTAGCTCATAGACAAATGCTGAACTGATTAATAAATCATCGCATGTAATTGTCTTTTCAGCTACTGGAGGTGCTCCATCGGAGTTACCTAGTATGCTGTTACCGGGTGTATGATACTCGGCTTTTGTGCGTCCAGTGTAGATGAACTGAAGACTCTTCCCGTTAGATAGGGTTCTCTTCATTACAAGATCTCTAGCGATTGTGTTACGCTGGAAGCCTTTGAACATCTCTCCACTGAACAACTTTAAATATAATGCTCTGGCGTTACCAGTTGCATTAGATTGACCCGTCCGTGTAAGACTTGCTGGGTCGTTAGTTGATTGTTGTGCCATTGATATGGATTAAAAAAAAGATTGATATTGCTTAGTACTAATTTTTTTTCTCGAGATTTTGTAGGTCTATCCCTACCGTCTAGACGGCTAAAGGTATCCTCCTTAGAGGGCAAAAGCCAAGTGCAGGGGAGTCCTACTCTGAGGTGCTCCCCGTGCTGTTATTACTTCACAAATTTTGTGTAAGCAATGCCACGATATACAAAAGTTACTTGCATTGTAATCTCCATATACCAAAGCCCCGTTCCATGCTTTGGCGTCATGCGTCCTAAGTAGGATGAACGGACGTGAGCTTCCATGCTATTGTTTTGCGTAGACCATTAAAGAATCTTGATGTTCCTTCTGCTCTATGAGGAATAATTGCTGGGAATATTACAAGTGTATTAGGTATACATTCGATGTAGTGACACTGACCGTTTACAAGAAATACAGTTTTACCACCCCATTCTTGCATCCAAGAATCGTTAGCATATAGAAGAGCTGTCCTTCCAGAATCGTCATCCCAATCTGTATGAAAACTTCCACATGAACCATACGTATGACCATTTGCATAACAACGAGTCAAAAAATATTCTTCATTAGTTGTTTTCTTTATAAGATTAAAAATGTAATCATGAAAAAATTGCTCTTCTGTCAATTCCATTTTCCAAAATGGTGTCGAATACTCTAGGTTATTTGGATTAGATCCATGTCCCCATTCCCATTTAGGTCTAGCTAAGAAATCTAGAGTTTTGTTAAAATCCTCTAACTCAAGAAAATTATCAATAGTAATAATATCTTCTCTGGTAAAATTCATAGCGTCTAGGTTAAGCAAATAACCATGTGTTTATTGTGTATCTGAGTGTTCCATTTTCAGGACTAGATACCTCGTGTGGATGTGTATGAGCAGCTGGAAATATAATAACCTCCCCTTGTTTAAGTTTTGTTTTAAAATTTTGAAACGGAAAATTAAACTCGCCTCCATCATAATCGCTATTTAAAGCAATAATTAATGCCACAGTTCTAGCTTTGGTTGGGTCCTTAAAATCAAGCACACTATCTATATGAAGTCTAGTTGCTCCATATATTTCACGTAGTTGATAACCGCTGTCACCGCTACATTGCAGATGTGGATTATCTACTTGTGCTCTTTTTAAAATATCACGGATAATGTCAAACAGTTTCTCATCTATAGATTTAAAAGTTGTAGTCATTAAACCACGACATTTTACATTTGTTCCCTCACCATAATCCTCGTCTAGTGTTATGGAACTGTTGCGGTTTTGTTTAAAAATATCAATTAGTGTATTACAAAACTTAGGTTCTACTATGTTTTTATAAACGTTGATACCGTTGTAATTAGAGTGCACGTGTATGCTAACCTAATGTAGGTGCAGTCAATGCTACAGGAGTAGCTTCAGCTGCTGCTAGGTCTAATGGAAAGTTGTGTGCATTTCTTTCATGCATTACTTCCATACCAAGGTTCTGTCTGTTTACAACGTCTG